CGGAAGAAAGTTACCAAGAAAGTCTCCCATGTCTATTCTCCTAAGTTTTTTAAATAGTGTGTTACGTCTCTATCGGTTGGTTGAAACCCCAACTTTTCCATCTTCTTACCGAACTCGGTGGTTGAGTGTGAGTTTGTAACTAAAAATACTATACCCAACCCTTTGGCCACTTCTGCTAACATCTCGTACATCTTGGTAAATGCTGTGCCTCGCTCTCTTTGTGTAGAGTCTGGATTTGCTACCTGCCAAGCAAGCCAAGCTATCTTGTTATCAAGATCGGTGTACATGAACCATGCGGCTATATAGCGATCATCTTTGTTAGCGATCAAACCAATCTTAGGGAACATATCTCCCAAGTAAGCGAACCCTCGTTGATCACACCAGTTCTTGATCTCTTGTTTGTTCTCTTCGGATACTTCTTCTAGTATCATAAATACTTTGAAATCGGGACTAAGAGGTAAAAGGACAAACCAGCAAGTTTAGTTATAATGTCACTGATAAGATCCTTGTTCATCTCTTCGTAGTGCTGCTCGCCGTGTAAGTGGTCCCAGTCTTTTTCATCAATGTCCATTAACCTGACCCAGTGTCCGTCCACCCAACCCTCATAGTAGATCACATAAGCAACCCAAACTAGAGCAGAAAACCAGAACCAGTTAGACCAATCAAGGATTGCTATACTGAACACTGCTGCCCATAGGGCGGAAGATAGGAAGTGTACTGCTATGTGGCGAGCATAATCCCACTTCTTCTTCAATGGGTTGTCTAGGTTCAACCACTTGATCTTACTACCTAGTTTTATTAACCATGCGTCTGGGTCAAAGGCCATGACTATGGGGTTGGATCAAATCCGTAGTATTGAACCCGGCCACCAATTTGGTCACCAGTGTCACTAAAATCGTTTGCTTGAACTTGTGCCGATGCGGTCGACTTAAAATCGAAGGCACTGCTGGCACTCGTGGGGATCTCAATGAACACTAAATCATCCGCAATACCTGTAATTGCTGCAAAACCAAAAGGCTGAAGATACCTAGAACTATAACCTGTGGCCCTAACCGGAACTGCTAGTTGCAGTTGAGCCGCAACATCCCCATTGGTTGCATTACCAGAAGACATAGTTGAGTATTCATAAGTAATTAATCCATCGGCGGCTATGTGATAAAGCGCGATAGTGTTCCCCGGAGTTGCCCAAGTTGGAATGTCTCCACTAGTATCACCTCCAGCAACAAATAGATGGGTCGACTCAATACCGCCGTTCTGTCCAACAGGCATCGTCCATTCCGTAGCGAAGGTTCTCCGTAACGCGTCTGATCCGACGCCGTCAGCATCACTCAGTGTCTGTATTGCCCAATCATCAGCAGTATCGGTATCCCATTGCATTCTAAAGGCACCAATAAGTTGAACTGGAAGACTGGTGTAATTCGCAACAGTAACGTCATCTAAGATAAATATGTCGTTTTCAGTTTCAGAAGATGCTGTATCTCCCGTGTCGTGGATGTTGTTAGCACTGGCTGGTGAGGTTTGCATGACTGGAGATCTTGAAATTGCGAAGACCGATGAACCATCACTGCTGTCTAAGTCTGAGTTTCCACGGTTAACCACATAGAGGAAGAAAGGGATATCCTGATTCCAATCCACCGTTTCAGTAAGACCAAAACTGATGGCTGTTAGATCAGAGGTTCCATTCCTATCTTGAAAGGTAGCTGCCGCAGTGACCCGCAAGATAACCTTATCACCACTAGTCGTGGACTGCATGCGGATAAACCCAGGATTGGTGGCAGAGCATGTCGCGTCTTCACATTGAAGCGTAAACACGCCCGCGGCTAGATTCATATCGAGTCCATAAGAAGCATCAAAACGTGGTGCCCCTAAAATATCCCCATCAGCCCCATAGAGCCCAAACTCAAGATTTGAACCTGTGTCCGAATAACCGAGAACGTTAGAACCAGAGTGTGTGGTAATGCTTCCAGTAAATATGTCTCCGTTCAAAACATTATTCGTACAAGACTCAGCATCGGTTACGAGAGTGTTTAACTGGGCTGCAGTTAGGGTTTGTCCAGTGGTAAAGCTAGAGGTAATGTCACAAGTAGCCTCTGCAGTATCAGGAGAGCCCAGAAAGGCTAACCCAAATGCTCCGAGGAAGCCAAGTATTTTAAGTGTTTTTGTGAAGTTCATATCAAATATATCCTCGATTAAGGTACGGAATCAAAAGCCTTGTATCTAAAGTTAAGAAGGAGGTCGTCCCCGGCATTACTGAAGTCGTTTGACTCGATGGACCCAAACCCAGGGGGGCTGCTTATTTTCCTTAAATATGCGCCCCCGACCATTGTTATAACTGCTAGATCATCTGCATTTCCTGATGGATTAGAATTAACACTAGTTCGTCCTGCAAATAGATAAGAGGAACTGGTTGCTCCATACTGCTCTGAGCTAGATTTATTAGGAAATGTTATTTGGATGTCTTGTGCATTAGAGCCAGCAGTAGCATTACCGGCGTTTGCGGTATCAAAGTGAACGTCGACCCACCCGTCTGAAGAAATTGTGTAGAAGTAATTGATGTTTGCTGCTGTTGCCCATGTTGGTACATCGGTGGCAGCTTGTAAGCGAGACCCGCTAGTAGCCCCATTTTGAGAAATCGGATACACCCACGTTGTCGCAAAGGTTCTTCTCAAAGCATCGGGGCCCACACCATCAGCATCATTCAAGGCCTGAATGGCCCAGTCATCAGCAGTGTCCGTGTCCCATTGCATGCGGAACGCACCGATTAACTGAACAGGCAGGCTTACATAGTTAGCTACAGTAACATCATCCAAAATAAAAATATCATTTTCAGTTTCAGACGCCGCAGTGTCTCCTGTATCGTGGATGTTATTTGCAGAAGCCGGAGAAGTCACCATGATCGGTGATCTTGAAATAGCAAAGACTGAGGACCCATCAGAACCGTCTAGATCTGAATTGCCCCTGTTAACAACATAGAGGAAGAAGGGAATGTCTTCGTTCCAGTCTACTGTCTCGGTCAATCCAAAACTAATGGCGGTCAAGTCAGAAGTACCATTTCTATCGGAAAAGGTTCCAACTGCAGTTACTCCTAGACTAACTTTATCACCAGAAGTGGTAGACTGCATTCTTACATAACCTTTATTTGAAGCAGAGCACGCTGCGTCACCACATTGAACTGTGAATACCCCAGAGGCTAAATCTAGATCCAAGCCATACGCCCCATCTTGAGCAATTGCCCCAAGAATATCGCCATCATTAAATCTATAACCACTTGAGGCACCGGCAAAAGTAAGGGCGTTGGCTGCGTGAGTTGCGGTAACATCCCCAGCTTCGAAATTGATTACACCACCAGTATTCAAAAATAGGTCGGCCCACTCGGTTCCTGATATACCAAGAGCTGCCCCATCATCAGCTGAAGGAGCTAAATTAGCTCCAGCTATATGTAAAAAAAGGTCGCCAGCAGTTGTGACTATAGTAGCATAAGTGTTATTGTGCGCTAACAATAAGGCGCTGTTTCCATCTGCACTTAAAGCCGCAAAGGTTGGAGCTGTAGTCCCATCACCTATACCAAGATCAGCCCCAATAGCCGTTCCTGCAATACCAATTCCAAAAACAGGAACATTTGTTGCATCACCCGCAGGAAGACCAACTTTAAACATATTGGCGTTGGCATCAGAAGTGTCCCACTGCATAACTACATCAGCTACACCAGACGCTCCCTCTCCTAAACCAATAGAAGCATCATCGAAATCGATTAATAGTGCATACTCATTACCAATATCTGCATCGCCACTAGTTGCTAGTTGAAGAGCGGCAACTACTGATGTACCATCCCCGGCCGTTACTGAAATATCCTCAGTGCTAAAAACCCCAGTATAATAACTAACCGACCCACTACTTGGTTCTGTGAGTGTGAGGGAGCCACCAACCCATACATCAATAATCTCTTCATCATCAACGCCTGTAAGTGCGCCAGATCTATTTACATCAATAATTCCAGCACCATCTGTATATGTTGTTGCCGTAGTATTAAGATCAAGAGACGCGCCTGCTGCAGCTTGATTTACTTCGATTTCATCGTCAAATGTGTAAGCGCTCGTAGCACCTGCGAAAGTTAAAGCGTTAGCAGAATGGGTAAGGGTTATGTCACCACTGTCTAAATTGATAACAGCCCCACTATCTAAAAATAGATCTGAGAAATTTAATCCGGTTGTTCCAAGAGAAGATGCATCAGTAGTAAATGGGGTAATAGTTACAGTTTGAACATCTGAGTTTGTAGTATCCACTAAAAAGATATCGGCCGCATCGGCGTTCTGTCTAACTAGAAAGGCTTCTGTTGCAGTATTATCAATAGTGACAAGATCTTCGTAAGTCGTAGCTCCGGCAATGCTCCCACCAACGCCTGGAGATACAAACTCAGTGGTTCCACCATGTAAAAGCAAAGGTAGGAACAACAGTCCTGCAATAAGTGTAATTCTATTTAAGAGTTTCATTGTCTACTTACCTCGCTTTACGTTTAATTGTAACGTAGGGTGTTAGGGTGGCACTTGCATTACCATCAGTTTCAGTAACTGTAATTCTAGCTATCTGCCCGGGCATTCCATCTACAGTAACAGAAGTAGATCCAGATGCTCCGGAAGTAGTTTGAGTGGTGATACGCTCGTAAGTAGTCCCACCATCATTAGACCAATCAAGGGCCCACGTTGAAGTATCATCATGCGATGCGTGCACCACTTGAATATCAAATTGGGCTGTCGCGCCCACCTCTAAAGCAGTGGAGCTGTTTGACCCAGAAGCGTCTACAGAGTCTCCTGTGAACCGTTGAAAATATTTATTATTCTGTGATAGGGTCCAGGCTGCTGAGGCCGCTAGGGGACTCAACATGACTCCTATTCCCAATAAACCTATTAATTTTTTAAACCTCATGTTTGTCTCCTAATTAATCTGCACCCAGTTAGCAGCACCCGATGCATTGTCTGTACAAATATAAACATTATCGTTTGTTTCATCGACCCAAATGGCTCCAATAGCTACTCCTGTACTGAAATCGTCCGTAACTGCAGGAGCAGCAGTTTTACCGAGTAAAAATCTTGCATTAAGCTCTTCTAAGGCAACCCAGAACTTAAGATTATTTCTATTTTGAGTGCTGTCTTTAGTCTGCTCTGGTGGTTGCGTCGCCATTATTATTATCCGGGTAAATTAGGATGAAGTCCCAAATCTTTAAAAACAAAATTAACGCCTTGAATACTCATCTCATGGTCTAGATCATCGTTCTCTAATTTAAATTGAAAAAATCTTCCGAAGTTTAGGATACCAAATTTCCTAAACACAAACTCTTTGCCTCCTAAAGTAGAGGTATCTAAGATGAATGTGGAATCTAGAACGTCTGCACCAGCTGTCATATCCTGCGTCGCACCCTCACCATCGCCTGATTCAAGATCATAGTTAATATAAACCTCTAGCTCTCCAGTCGTTCCTGATTCATTACCCAATACATTTACTTCCATAAGAAGAGTGTCTCGACCTAAATCAAAGATCTTAGAAGTTGCTTGTCCGGTATATGAACTGCCATTGCGGTTTAAGGTATCGGGATCATAAAGATAAACGAACCCGTCATCTGATCCGAAATAGATCCCCTCAAGGCCCGCGGAAGATTTAGCTACAGTAATACAATTAACCTCTTCTGTTTGATCTGATATAGGCCAATGCGGTACAGCCAAACCCTGTCCATTGGGAAGTTGATAGGGTCGAGAAAGATCTAGAATCATTACGAACCCATTCTCAGTATCTGATCCATCTGAAATTCCCACAATATACCAATTATATCTGGCTGAATAGGTTGCCCAAGCATTACTAAATCTAGCTTCATTCCAACGAGAAGTATCTGTCCCAGAAATGTATTTATTATCAATTGGGTTAGAGAGTTTGATAGGTTGTTGGGAACCATTAAATGCATAGAACCCATCCCGACCGTGGAAGACTAGAACTTCTTGTCCTTCTAAAAAAGCGTTCTTAATTGTAAACCCACCTGTACAACCAACTGAATTTATAAATCGATCTATCTTGGTTAGAACTCTATTGTTGGTTCCAGACAGCACCCCAATGTGATCCTCCATAAACACAACCAATAAGTTGCCTAAAGTTCCTAGTCCAGTAATAGGAGAATCGAATTTATAATCATCATTGGTAGTCCAAACATCAGGATCACCTAGATTAGAGAAAAAGAGGGACGAAGGTTCTGTAGAAGTGTTGGCGATCCAAATAGCGTTTTGCCAGTTAGCGATCCATCTACCTTGAGGTGGAGATCCACCAAGATCCTCAGCATCACCAGAACCAGACCACTTAAAAGGAGCATTGCCTTGTTGTAGTCCAATCACTAAAGACGTTGTTTCGAACTGCCACTCGGTCATATGGGTTTGAACCCCATCAGTTAGCGTAATAGAACCAGTTCTATCGTCAGGAGTTGCATCATCCATATTCTCGTAGAACTTAGTTCCAACTGTCCCAACAAACTTACTCAAAACCTGGGAGTGATAGAGAGAAGTTATATCAACCCCAGACTCCAACGCAGTTGTATTTACATTATCATACCCGAACACCTTCTGGAGACGGCCCTGGAAGTAGACAACGTTGTTGCAGTCTCTAAAGCCAATAGGAGCACCCGGCTCTAAAAGATTGCCAGGAATATCTTCTTGAACTTTAGCCGGAAACCAACCACCCCATAAATTACGATGCGTGGCCGGAATAACTCCCCTGATTTGCTCAAAACCCACTTAACCAATACCCCTCTCTGGGATGAGTCCTGGGCTAAAAGAACGTGGCATCAAGTCTGGTCCAGCAATAATAGGTGATCTCTTGAAACGTCTGTTACCCTGTTGCCCTTTTAGACTATCTAAGAACGGATTAAACTCAGTATTCAGAACCTGTTGAGCCTGTTCAAAGTTGTATAGACTGGTGTGTCCAATAGCAGTAGCAAGAATAATTACTAGTTCGTGGTAGTCGGGTGGAAGATCTGGAAGATCCTCAGCATTAACCAACCGTCTGGGTCTGCGGTAATATCGTGCCCGCATAGTAATTACAGAACTTGGTACTGGATATAAAAAGACAGGTTGTCTGGATATGGCTACTTCATTTGGGGGAATAACAGCAAGTGTCACAGCAGCAGCATTCGACGTGGCTGTAACTCTACCAGTAGATGTAGCATCTTTAACAATTTGGTGGACTGTAGTAAAACTCTTAGTCCCCGCAACATCTGAAGTTCCATTTAAAGCTAAACTTTCTGTATCTAACTCCCCGCTGACAATACCATTGATTCGTACATTTTGGGTACTGTCTGAAGCTGAACTAGATACAACTGTAACCACAGAGGCAGAACTAGGTTGCGCCTCTACGAACTCATGCCCAAACATGGCAAAGAAACGGGGTTGGCCTGTCTCGTCTCGATCTGGGTCAATAGACTCAAATCTGGACTCAGTCAACTCAGAGAGTTCTTCACCATTAGTTTGATCTATTAAAGATAGGATACGGTTGAAGTCCGCATTAACATAATATTTACGAGTAGATGCAACTGTAGCGAACGTTGCTGTTTCTTCAAGATGATCTAAATCTAGTTGGGCAGCAATACGATCCTGAGCCATGTTGAGCCACAAATCTCTTTGGGCCGTACTAACCCCTGACTGCCGAAGCCTATTCAGCAGTTCACTACGCATATCCGTCAGCCGTAGTAACGGCATAGGGACCTCCTTATTGTCTGATGCCTAAAGTGGCTACACACCAAAAGTCTTGTGCGGACAAATCTTCAGTGTTAGCAGCACTAACAGCCATCGTGGCGCCCGCTGCTATATCAGTAGTTGAGAGAGAGGGGAACAGGGCCCAATTGGGCCCTGCTATCCCGAATTAAGTTTGAGCCGTGAAAGGTCTTCCCGTCAAAGTTGCTCGAATCGTAGTAACTGCAGTGCCCGCTTCCTCAACTTGAGCAAAATCGTTGAGAGTGACAACCCCAGTGTACGCTTCGAAAACTGCGTCGGAATTTAAGACCGTACCATTCAAAATATGAAGGCCGTGTCCTGCTGTATAGGTATCCGAAGTTACCGTACACTGCACAGTTCCTTTAACAACATATTCGCCAATAGAACCAGAAGCAATATCCTGATTAGCGACTGCTACGGTATACACATTTGTATCATCAGCAAGGGTAATATCTACCCGTGCACCATCTGTGTGTCCCACACCAATGCGAACAACATCGCCTTTGGTACGAGCAGCAGCTGCGCGGAGGCGAATTGTTTCGACAGCTTCTTCACCTGGTCTCGTTGCGTGCCAAGACATAGTTAGTATCCTCCTTTAGCTAATGCTGGTCATCTTACCGTTAGCATCACGCTTGTTAATAACTAAGTTACCTCTCCAGTAAGCCTTAGCGACAAAAGCAAGCTGATCGATAGGCTGTTGGAATTCACTTACACGCATATCCCCATCAGGATCGACAAGGAAAAATGTGTGATCGAGATCGATGAAGTACATCACACCCGAAGCACAGTCTTTGTCGAAGTGGATTGGTTTACCCTTAAACTGCAGAGTTTTGAACCCACGTCCCCCGGACTCGAGGTTTGCGACTGTGTAGCGAACATCTGGATCAATTTCATTTTCATACAGCTCATACACCGTTTGAGTGGTGATGATAACATCAGGATTCGCCTTATTCAGAATAATCGTATTATACGTGTTATTCATGTCGGTTAGTCCTTGAGACGAAAAAGCACCCGAGCCGGTTTCAACAGCGGCCCAGTCTCCATCAGTGGACTGATTTAATCCACCAACAGCGCCGGTGCTATCAATCGCAAGACCCAGAGCCGTAATCTGACCCGTGGTTTGCGTGGTTGCGTGTACAGCGGTATTCATGCTATCCACGATGGTTGAAAGAGCATTCTTACGACGATGCTTGACGAGGTCGAATACACGAACATCATCATTCGCAACTTCACGCATTTCTTCCCAAGAGATGACAATCGTCGCACCACAGTTGACCGCTGGATAAACAACAGTCAGGGCAGTGTCTTGTGAAGACGTGGAAAAGGTATCGTACAGTTTTGTTATCGTAGAACCATTTAAGTTCTACATCTACGAATTACTTCGTAGCTCAGACTATATCTTACGATCGGTTAAGATCGCTTCGGCGCTCGTGCCAATATAGAGGATCAAGCATTGTTTTATACTGCATGCTTGGGATCACAAACGGTTTGATTATCGGGATAAAGTTTCTAAGCTCCGTTGTATTAAAACGAAGAAGATACCAACCCTTTCCCTTATTAATAGCTGGATGTAGGTCCCACTTTTCTATGAAGTATTGTTGGACTTCAGCCACTTCATCTAATGGATCATAAAGAGATAGCTTTCCTTCAAAAGCATGAATTTCCCTACAACCATTTCTTGTTCTTATCTTTGGAAACAAGGACCCATCGTCCATCCACCAAATTGCTAGGCCATGCGGGGTTAAGCGATCTAAGAGGTGTCTTGAAAGCTTCTTTTTATCATTCGGGTATAACCACTTCCTTAAGTTACGAAAGTATTTATTTCCCTTAGTAAACTTATCACACCAATAGCCTTGAGTTGTTTTCCAAGACCGTATTGTTGGATACTTACCACCACATATCGAGAACACCAAATTTCGTTTGTATTCAAGATAGGCGCGTTGTTTTGGGCTATGGGCTAAAACCAGTGCCCCTTGTTTTGAAATATACCCATCACCAATTGCCATTGCTAGCAATAAAGCCTTTTGTGTTTTTGTCATCGGAACCTCCGGCTCCGTTTATTATGTCTCTATATTAGTAGTCGTTGAACCGTCCCATTTGCATGGGCTTGGCTGCTGATTGCCCCCAGCTTAAACTGGTAGGGTGTTCCAGCAATTCACCGAATTAAGTGACCAATTACAATCACTGAACCATTTGAACGTATTATTTGTTCCACTATCAATTGGATAGAGGATCTGGCGACCGAAGGCCATCTTCTTTTTCACCGAGTTGAGTTTATCAACGGTGAATGACTGCTGAAAAATATTGTCAACAGGCTCAGAAGCACCGATCTCGGACATGAAAGCGGATAGGCGTTCAGTCGTCCTACTGGTATCGATTGCTGCAGTAGACACAGTAGTCTCCTTTGTTTAGTAATTATCGGTTAGGAGAGAGCCGAGATTTATTCGCTATTCAAACGAGCATTAACACGAGCTATGATCTCTTCTGTAGAAGCCCCAGTTTTGGTTGTATCTGTTTGAGGTGTTCGTCCCGAAGATTGTACGCTGGCAGCTTTCTTTTTCTTTTGAATACTACCAAGTGCATCTTTCCTAGCTTGATCTAAATCATCACGTAACAACGATTTGAAATCCTCAGTCGCAGCCGCCAAGACTTCCGCTTCATTTGAACCCGTGTACATACTCTTGTACTTGGGATCTGAGCTAGCAAACTTTGTGATCACTGGCTCATATTTGGTGAAGGTTGAGTCTGTTCTAGACTGCGTTAATGCTGATTCCCAACGTTGTTCCTGTTGATGTTGAGATATTTGTGTCGTAGTCGCCGATGTAGCTTCTTGCCGAAGTCGAGATTCCATTGCCTGCATCTTGGTTTCATAGTGTTCTGTGATTCCATCTACAAGCTCTTCAACTGTTTGAACATTAGCTAACTTCGAACGGATATCCTCTTGTTGAGGTGCTTGTTCACCGTAACCATAAACTTTGCGATAAGCATCGATTTTGGTTGGGTCTTCTAGTACCTCTTTAGCTACCCGTTGAAATCCTTCGAGCTGCTGCTTGAGCGTCTCTTGTTCAAGAGCGAATTGTTTTTCTTTGGCAGAAAGATCCTGAAACTTCTTAGTGTGTACACGTTTAAAATCAGTATTGATCTTATCGTATATCTTCTGAACTTCAGGTCTGAGTTGTTCTGGGTAATCTTCCAGGTTCAACCCAACATCCTCATCAGAGGATGCTTCTGCTGGTGCTGCTTCTTCGGTTGGGGTCTCGGTTCCCTCTGCTACTTCTTGCTCCGAGCCAGTCTCTGCAACCTCGTCCGCTGTAGCGGGGGCCGCTTCGGTCGTTGTTTCGGGCATACTATGTTACTCCTTGGTTATTGTGTTAGAGTCTGGAGTTACTTTCTCTAACTTAGCACTCTGTTCTTTTGTACAGATGATGCTGGTGTTTGTTGATTTACGGGGGCTCGGCATACCTGCTACCTGTGCTCGTCCCGTCTTTTCTAAAAAATTTGTTTTCTCTTCTGCGGAGTTGAAGTGCTGTCCTAATTGCCAGTCATAGTGGGCATTGAAGTTCTGACACCCGTGGACTGAAGGAGCTTTGCGGAACACTAATCCACCTACTCCACCACACCGAGGACACGCGGTATATTTCTGTTCGGAAGTAACCAGCTTCTCGAACGTTTCCTTACACCGATCACATTCGAAGTCTTTCAATACTGACATACTAAAAGGGTAGTTTAAAGTTGAATACTGCTCCCTTGCGCCGAGGATTAATCCCCACAGTTCCCCGTCCCACAGGAACCCTAAATCTACTTAAAAAATTCCTTCCTATATCGGCAGGCAAATCACGACCAATTCCCTCTAAAGCACTTAATAAAACCTGCCCCGCCTCTTCAGGTCTAACTTGAGCTCCGCCTTCCCCAGCACCAATGTTCTTCTGCACACTTTGTTCAGCACCGCCCAATAGGGCTGCTAAAAATAAACTGACTGGGTTGAGTTCCTGTTCCCCAGAGAGATCAAAGGCTCTAGCCAGTTCTTGAGCAATTCTATTCGGCTGTTCGGGCATTTCTTTATTATACCATACTCCTTAACTACGTGTCAACTTTTTGACATTAACTAGTCTGTTGGGGACCGCCTGGGCCGCGTTGGAAGCCTGCTGCCGCTGTTGCTTGATCTGGTCTTAACGCTGCTTGGTCTCCACCGTTGCCTGCTCCTTGTCCTTGGGCTTTGCCTGAGATCAGCATAGTGTCTGCTAGATGCTGTAGGATCTGCTCGTTGGGTCCATTATCTTTTAAGTCCTGTGTGTGTACAGCGATGTGGTAGTTGTGGTCATCACCCCTCTTAGGCTGAGGCATCGGCTCCCCGACTCTTGCGATCTCATTTTCCTTTTCAGGTTTGTAGAGCGTCTCTGGGATCTGGTCTGCTTGATCGAAGGCCTCAATATTCAAATCCACCTTTCTGAAGAGGGTTCTAGCAACCTTCTTGGGATCGAGTTCTCTGAGCACAGGCTGAAGGACTTCGTTGCTCGCCAGTACCTGTAGCATGTTCGTGATGTTCTGAACTTGGGTTGCATTAGTAGCCTGTAAGCTATCCACGTCGAAATCAAAATCGAAGTCACCTTGGATGTCTGACTTGTCATATTTAATAGCAATACCTTTGAGATCACCTGAAGCCTGAATCTCCTCTTCTATATCCTGGAACTGTGCTTGGAGATCTGCAACTTTGTTGATGTCTGAAAGCATGAATCTCTTGACAGAGTCTACAAAGAAGGATCTACGTGCCGTAACATCTCCTTGGATTAAGGCTGCTTCTGTAGCAGACTTACGGGTTGTAGATACCCCACGTTGAAAATCTGGAATACCTAA